GGTAATGGAGGCTAATCATCAATCCGCACAAGAAAGATTAAAAGATAACTTTGACAAAGTATTAGAGCGTGAGAACCTTATGGGGGTATGGACAGATATTGCTTTAAATGAAGAGATGGCTGTGGGATATACAAGCACAGGTAAATTACAGTTCGGCATCTATCACAATGGAGACCTGCAGCACATAAAAAATCACAAGGGTCGGCAGTTTGGTAAAGCAAGTAATAAAATTTACCCTGAAGCAGTATTGGATAAGGGTAACGCTGATGCTTATTTATTAATAACTGAGGGCGAAAAAGATGCGGTAACGGCACTTTGTCATGGATTGCAGGCGGTCACGTTCACATCAGGTGCAGGGGCAGTGCCAAAGGATGTCAGTAAATTGGAGAGATTCAAAAATATTGTCATCTGCTATGATAATGACTCCCCTGGCGAAGAAGGTGCGATGAAGGTTGCGAGAGAGCTAAACCTACAGTTCCCAAATATTAATATAAAGATATTCAAATGGGTAGATAAGGCTGAAGCATACGACCTGACAGATTATTTCAGAGATGGAGGCACGGTAGATCAACTATTCTTGTCGCTAGATAAAGATGGCTACTCCTTTGGAAAAGACCCAAGTGACTTTGGGGGTTGGGGCGAGATATCGTTAGCGGACTATATGCAGTTAGATATTGACCCTGTTGAGTGGATATGCAAGGATATTGTCTGTACAAAAGGTTTGTCCATGATAGCAGGCACAGATAACACAGGTAAGTCAATACTTGCCATGCAACTTGCAATATCTGTAGCTATTGGGGTTCCGTTCATGCATTTTGAAATACCTAGACCAAGAAAGGTATTATTGATACAATTTGAGATGGATGATGGTATGGTTCAACAAAGAGTCCCAAAGATATTAAAATATTACCAAAATAACTACCCTGATGAGTTAAGAGCAAATATTAGTAATCTAAAGACAGTTTTGAAGAGAGATCTTGGGAAGTTGTTTAATGATAAATGGGATAGCCTCCGAGGGAATCTCCAGGCAAATAGGAACGACCAATATGACTTGGTTGTGGTGGATAATCTCTATACATCTACAGGTAAGGATATTAGTAAGAATCATGAGGTGAAGGATGTGGTCAGTATTATTAGAGGTTTGATTGATACCTTTGGAGTTTCATTTATGGTTATTAATCATAATAATAAACCACGAGGTGATGTGTTTACGCTTAGGAAGGAGCATATTAGAGGTGGAAAATTATTAACAGACAACCTCGAATTCTGCATCCAGATTGCCAGAGCAGAGATTGACCCAGATGAGAAGCTAAGGATATTTAAAATAACTAAATCAAGAATGGCATCTGAGTTTACTCATGTTGCGTGTGGGATGAAGCTAGAAGGAGATGAAGGAGAATTGAAGTTTGATTGGTTGGGGCCACTTCCGCATCGTGAGGAGATATATTATCAGGAGCCTAAGAAAAACAAGAACTTCGAAATATTAGAGGAATTGGTCAGTATCTCCAACAATGATGTTGAGGTTTCTACTATTCAGATTGAAGGAGTCTTGGGCGACCATCGGATGACAAGAAGGTCTGTATTTAGATGGATAAAGAGACAATCTGAGCTTGGAACAATTATTAAAAAGAGTCATGGAACCTATAAAATTATGAAAAATGATTTATGGAATCTGTTGGCATAGATAGTAAGGGGCTGTGTGCAGGAAGCTGTCACTATTGTCACTATTGACACTTTGAGGCTTTAAAAGTGACCAAAGTGACACTTATACGCACACCGTAGGGTATGTTATGTGTTTTTCTTTTTTAGATAAATGTAGGCTTTCTAAGGATGAAGATGGCTATTGTGTTTTTGCTAAGAATATTGATGAGAATATTACGAAGTGTAAACTTATTTACCCACTTTGGTCAAAAAACTCAGATGTAAAAATATTGCCAAAATGTTTTAATGAGATGTCACCAAGAGAAAAACATTCGTGGGCTAGGAAGCTAGACAAACAGTAACAGCCGTTACCAGGAACATTCCTCCAGGAGCCTGGTGCTGCAGATTTGGTGATGGGCAGGTCAAAACCCCTGGAGTCAAATTTATTAGATACAAAACCCCTAAATTCAAAAATATTAGATCAAAATAGGTGTTTCTCCTCGAGAAAATAAAAACACTACTTACTTTGTGCTTATTCATATTTAAGATTTTGACGTAATTAACTTATAATTCTATTATACATAATATTTAAAATTCAGATTATGTATAATAATTTTAAAAATTCCTATTATACATAATATCTAAAAAAGTGCATTATGTATAATAAAAAATCCCTGTGAAATTCATTAATATTTTGAAAGAAAGTTTGTTTTCTCCTCGGTAAACTAGGAAAGTGTTCAATGTGAGTATGATATAGATGTGTTGAATGGACATTTTTTTCTGCTGCAAGCTGCTCGGGCCAGGATCATTCTCCAGGGTAAACTTGAACTCTGACAATATCCTCGAACATTTTAACAGATAAGCCACCAATTAAAGCATTTTTGAGAAATCCCAAAAAAACGGCTTCCATATTTCGCTTATATGAAGCGAACTCATAATGAGGTGAATCTATGTTCAAAGGTTTTGGGGGGGTTTTTGGGGCTTTTGGATATATACTAGAAATAAAAAAGCCCCTGAAAATTCAGAGGCTTTTTGTAGCGTGCTCAGATACTGATTATCCTTCGATAAAATCCCTTACAACTAGGATTAGAACAAACAGCAAGGCAATGCCAAAGATGACACTCACTAGAACCACCTCCTTTTATTTTCTTCCTTAAACCAATGTTTATAATACAAATCCTCCTTTGCACAATCTCCACATATCTCATTTTGTATTTCAACATCTGTAATTAACTCCGCATTGCAATCATAACAAGATGCATAGCCTTCAATCTCGTATTGATAATCTTTATTGAATGTAAACGGTTCATACTTGCATTCTTCAAAACTATCATTAGAAAACCATGACCCATTGTCCCATGTTCCAAGATGTTCATTAATAATGGTATGCCTGCTCTGATTGTCTAAAAACACTAGCTTGGAATGTCCGATATAATCCGCAATTAATTCTTGAACTCCTTTTGATGCGATAACACTTCGCAAGTCATTAATGTTTTTTAATATACGTTCATTAAATGCCATCGTGTCTGACTCGGTGCCTTTGGTTTTTATATCGATAATCCCATTATGAATAAAACCAATATTTTTAGAGACAAAAAACGGATGGCAATTCGCCTTGCTAATTGCTCCATGTGTTTTAATTCTAAAATGGATTAACATATCATAGTTGATGGAATTTATTTTCTTGTATGAGTTCCAAAAATCATTGAACCTCATAAAGCCTTTTTTAATTTGAAGTTTGTTTTTGTATCCATGTTGGGTTTTAGTAGTTTGATTAAACATGAAACCGCCCCCATCGGGATTTGATTCATGACAAGTTCGCAAGATATCTTTAGAAATCTCCTTGCCTTTAGGTTTGAAAATTGCAATGCACATGATTAAATGCTCCTTTTTTTAAGTAGTTGTTTGTTGTTCATTCTGCTCATCAAATCAAAATGTTTGAAGATTTTTCGCAATGGCGGTTGTTTTTTCTCATGAATATCAAAAGAATAAAACCGATTAAAAATGAACAGAATTAAATGATTGTATTGAGTTTGATTTCTGCACAAGAAATCCAAGAAACTTAACACCGCATATTCACTCGTGATTTGTTCTAAACTTGTGGATTTAATCCATTGAATAAGACTATGTACAAAGTGAACATTCTTTTGATAAGTGCTCCAATTTAGGGTTCCTCTGAAGATTCTAAATTCTATTGTATTATCCTTCGCAAGATTCAAACCAACATATTTAGGGGTTCCGCCTTTACGCTTTGCAACTCTGCAAATTCGCTCAACCTTTTTTGATGGGTCATTTAACCCATGAATCAATGAGTTAATATCTAGTGAGCACCATTCATTAATTTGACCCCATGTCCTATTTGAGATGATTTTAATAAAATCGACATTTGAATACATAAAATGGACAATTTTAAATATGTCTAGGTTGGATAATGCATCCTTGCTCACATGGATATGCATTCCACAAGTGCCAACATCATGCGAGCGAAAACCGTGTTTTAATGCTGTATTAATTCGCTTGTGAAATCTATCCTTATTCGCATTAAAATAATCCATTGTAAAGGGATGAGAAACAATTTCAAACCCATAATCTAATGAACCATCTTCCTTGTTAAAAAATAGTGTTTCATCATTCGCAGTTTCAACCGAACATTCATTTTTAGAATCAATGGAATTATGCGAATCAATCTCCAATTCCACTCCCATATATAAGGTATTTTTTGTGAGTGGTTTACCACTTGTAAAGCATGATTCACCATTTTTTATATGATGAAAATTAAGTTCATGTGGCTCATAGCTATACGAATGGATTTGACCCCTTATAGATTGGTAGCAAGAATAACAATAATACTCATCGCCTGAAAGATACATTTCATCATAATAGTAGATATCCGAACACGACTCACAACACATGTATTCTCTAGTTTCAAAACAAGAATTACAAACGTAATAATTTGAACCTACTTCCTGACAAATAGTGATAAGATTCTCACTATCTAATCTTTGCAATGCACTGCAATCACTACATGGTTCATAGTGCCTTTCTGAGCATGGTTCGCACACTAACTCATCACTACTTTCAATATAGATTGTATGTTCTACATGGTTTTGACATTGGCAAGAATCACACTCACGAATCTCATCATCATGACATGTTTGACAGTATGATTCATCTTCAAATGTCATCACCTCGCCTGTTATCTGCTCGTCACAGGTAACACAGCATTGGGTATTTTCTACAGCGTTTGACATCCTCACTCCTTATATATGTTAGTTAAATGTAATATGTCTACATTTTGTTTCCTAGTGCATAATGAGGGGTGTTTTCTCAAAAAAATCATGCGTGTGAACGAACAAAGGAGCAAAGCGGATTTAATTTCACCGAACTCATGACCCCGAATGAACCCAGATTTAACAGTCAATCCGAGCACAAACCAAATGCTTAGAAAACATTTGACTTAAAAAAACACTACTCATTTAATCCGAGACCGATACCACAAGGACAGCCAAAAACGTGTGGGGGTATGTATCTCTTAGAAAATGCTACTATTTTGGAAACAAAATGTCATCACCTATAAAAGTGTATTATTTACTAAATTCATTTCCGATATGGATGAATTTCCGCTACTAACTGACACAGACCAGGAAAGGCTAGAGAGTGCCATCACTTTATCGACTTCTTTTAGATTTAAATTAAACATATTCAATAGCGGTCTCATCCCCCCTGACCAGCGATGGCTCCAAAAGGCAGCACATAAGGCATACGACAATCTCTCTGAGAGAGAACTTCAGGTATTTAAGCTGAGGTGCAAGATGATAACATTCCCCCTGATTGGAGAACAACTTGCCATTTCAACTTCTTCTGCAAAGACATACTGGAGAAGAGCATTGATGAAGTGTGCAGACCTTTGGGAGTCATCCAACCCTGTATTAGTAGAAGATGAGGAGGAATAATGGCAAAAAGAGGTAGACCAAGAATCAAAATGGACGCTGAACAAGTCGAGCATTTAGCTGAGTTCGGGTGTACCACCTTAGAAATTGCAAAGTTTTTTAAATGCGATGAATCCACAGTGAGAAAGAATTATAAAGAAGAATTACTTGCTGGGAGAGAAAAGATGAAGATTAAACTTCGTCAGATACAATTTAAACTAGCGGAGACAAATGCCGCTATGAGTATTTTCTTAGGTAAGAATTACTTAGCACAAACAGACAGGCAATCTATTGACCTGACAGGAAACCTAGAAACTGTACTTAAAGAGTGCGGTTTTGAAGATAGTAATATTGGCGAAACGAATTCTCAACAAGAAGAAATTCTGGAACATAATACAATATCAGCCAACGCCTAATCAAGCTGTAGTGCATAACTCAAATGCGAGGTTTCGCATTAATGTACAAGGCAGAAGATCTGGCAAGTCGTTTGGTGCTGCAAGAGAAGTTGAACCCTGGATAATGTCTCCAAAGACTAGGGGTTGGATTGTCGCACCTAATTATGAGCTATGTGATAAAATTGCTAGGATTATAAAAGACGACCTGTTATTGAAACTGAGATTACCTGTTGAAGCAAAGAAAGAGATAAGTGGTCAGATTTACTATTTTAAGATTGCAGGTCTTGCATCAGAGGTTTGGGTCAAATCAGCAGATAACCCAGATTCACTAGTGGGGGAGGGTCTGGATTGGTTAGTAATTGATGAGGCTGCCAAGATAAAAAAGGTTATATGGGAGCAGTATTTACGCCCAACGCTATCAGACAGAAAAGGATGGGCACTAATGACAACAACGCCTGAATCTCATAATTGGATATATGATTGTTATGTCAGGGGTCAATCAAAAGATTTCCCAGATTGGCAGTCTTGGCAACACCCATCATGGGAGTCACCATACTTTAAGGAGGATATAGATGACATCAAAAAAACACTCACCAAAGAAACATGGGAGCAAGAATATGGAGCGTCGTTTGTCTCGTTCACAGGACGTGTATATCCGTTTTCGAGGTACACGAATGTTATCAAAGGCCTCAGATTCAACCCCAATCTACCCACATACTGCTCAATCGATTTCGGTTTCAGGATGCCCTCAGTTGGATGGTTCCAAGTGGAGGAAGATGAGTCTACAGTTAAGATACTACAGATAGATGAAATTTGTTTTGAGGAAAATCTTAAAACAGATGAGCTTGCAGATATGATACTTAGAAAAGATTATCCTGTTGAGGCATATTATGGCGACCCTGCTGGTGGTGGAGTACAAAGTCAGTCAGGTATGGGTGACATAGAACAGTTTAGAAGAAAAGGTATCAGGGTTAGGTATAAAACAGATAAAGTATCCAGAAATATAGCGAATGGCGTATCTCATGTAAGGTCGTTTATTGAGGATGCTAATGGTGATAGCCATTTCTATGTTAGCGACAGATGCAAGGGGTCTATTGAAAGCTATGAAGGGTATAGATACCCAGAGCATAGAGTAGACCAAAGACTTAAAGAAGAACCTATGAAAGACGGTAGACACGATCATCAATGTGATGCCTTAAGGTACTTTATCGTAAACCGTTTCCCTATAAAGAGAAGAACGGCTGGAGTTATAGATTGGTAACTATTCCTGATTTAGCACAGAGCACAGTAAATGAGGCTCTAAAAGATTCATTAAAATATATAGAAGATGAGCGAGTTCGTGAGAGAGATTATCTCATGGATTGGTATGAGGGTACAAACATTGACCAATATGTTGCGGACTATTTTCGTCCTGAAACATTACGTCAGGTACCTATTCTGAATCAAAACATTACTCGCAGAGTATGTGCGGTGAGGTCAATGACCTACAAGCGTCCACCAAGAATGCGAGTTAGTGATTCGTATTTAAATTTAATAGACCTTGAAAGCCTGAATGCTAATAGGAGGCTTCTGGAAAGATTGACTTTCTTATTAGGAACAATGGCAATTAGGTCGAAATGGAATGAGGTTACTCAAAAGCTTGAGTATGAAAACCTGAGTCATTTTACTCCAATATTCTTAGCAGGCGACAGCAGAGATAAGCCTATTGGCGTTTGTTACCCTATTGAGTACCAGGGGAATGCTAGAATAAACACTCCTATCCATGCGGTGTGGACAGAAAGCAGACCAGGTTACCAAGGGGAGCATTACCTTATAGACGAGCATGGTGCTAAAATTTCTGTAAATGAACAGGATATAAATCCTTATGATATATTACCAGTAGCATTTTGCAATAGATACCAACCAATTCGTGATTATCACTCGGTTGCAAATGCAATGGATGTTGCTCAGTGTGATCTGGCATTAAATGTAGCTAATGTGGAATTGCAATTAGCTATCCGCTATTCAGCGATGGGGATAAAGTATATCTCTGGGGTCGATGATGCAAGTCGCATTACGATAGGAACTGACCAAGTATTATACCTACCAGAAGGTGCTAATTTTGATGTAACCAATTCTGGTGGAAGTTTACAAGATATCGTAGATGCTACAAGATTTTTAGTGGAATCAACATTGAATAACAATCACATTCGTGCAAAGTATGCTAGGGATGATGCAGGAAATGCACCAAGTGCTGCTAGTCTTTCTATATTGGAAATGGAGATGCGTGACATAGCCACAGGAGAGAAGGAAGATACATGGAGGCCCTGGGAAAAGAAAAGATACAATATTGACAGAAGAATCCTTGAGGTAGAAGCAAATGTAAATCTTCCAGAAGATTATTCAGTTGATTTCTTAGAGCCAAACTACGCACTGACACCAGATACAGAGATTGCCTTATGGACATGGAGATTCTCACAGGGATTAGCAAGTAAGCAAGATTATTTCGATTATATGAACCCCGATGCCTCGCCAGAACAGAGGGCAGAGTTTGAAGAGCAACAACAACAAGTCCAACCAGAAGAGACACCTCAGAATCGTTTATTAGCTCGCTTAGAGAGTTAGTAAATGGAAAAAATCATCGACCAAGCGGTTGCTGAATACCAGTCCCAACTTGAGCAGTCAGTTGAAGAGTTTTTTAAAGACACTAACGAACTACAAAATGAAGGACTAACCTCAGAAGAAATACTAGCCGTAATTGCAGGATTGGCTATTAGTGACTATTGGCTTACTGATTTACAAATGCAGTTAGCAATAGACAGGTATTTACAGGCTACAGGTTTTTTATTAGATGATATGCTGAAGTTTGGAAGGATAACAGAAACTCAATTATTAGCCTTAAGAAAAATGCAGGAATCTGCTATTATCACATACAGCACGAGACTAGGCGAGGAGGTTCGTTTAGGATTGTCAGAGGGTTTATCTCAAGGCTTGAAAGGCAATGCATTAAAAGAAAGAATCTCTTCTAGGTTAACACTAAGCCCTGGAAGAGTCGAAGGTATAGTCGGAACTACCTTAGCAACTTATAATAGAAGTGTAACAAATATTATGGCAGAGGATTTGCCTGCCGAAACTAAATGGTATTATCATGGGCCTTTAGATGAGAAAACCAGACCTATATGTAGAGTTATGCTAGGAGATAGTGGATTGACTCAATCGGAGGTTGAAAGAAGATATCCTGGGGCTTTAAATGATGGCGGAGGTATAAACTGTAGGCATCAATGGCTTCCTAGGCAATCTGATAGCAGTGTATCTGCAAATGCTAGCCAACAGGTAAAAGACGACCCTAAAAAATATAGAAAAGCTAAAACACTTTTGGAGTATGCTCGTGAGAGTACCTAAGCTAGAAAAAATAATGCAATTCAGAAATTCTTTTTTGAAAGCAGTTACTAAGGTTGCAAGAGACTTGCATGTTCAATATATATTTAAAACTGCTAGAAGTCCAGATGGCGGAAAGTTTACAAAGTTAAGTAGAAAGTATGCTGTAGAAAAAGCGTCAAAGTACAATAGCACAAAAGCAAACCTAACTGCCTCTGGATTAATGTTTAGTCAATTCAGACCTAAGAAACCTGAAAAGATAGGTGGGGGCGGTTCTGGTCGTTCCAATATAATACTGACTTACGGAACAGGCTCAAGTGACATGCATCCAAGAAATAAAGGTCAGATATCTACTAGTGAATTAATGATTCTTCACCAAAACGGAACTAGCATCATGCCTGCAAGAGATATTGCAGGAGAAAAGACCTTACCTGACGTAGCCAGAGATAAGGTTATAGAAATGCTTGTAAACCAAATTAATAAGAATATAAGGGACGCTTTGCGTCCTGGTAAAACAACAGAAACCCTATAAAGGAGGGACAGCATGTCCGAAGAAGCAACCGCACAGGAAGCACCGCAGGTAGCGGAAGGTACCCGATCACCAGTTGAAAAACCAATATCGGTAGAGGTGACACCTGAAAGTCAAGAAGTAGCTGAAGAATCAAACTCTGAGATTAATCAGTTAATTGCTGAAAGCAAAAAGTACAGAAAAAGAAGTCAGAGTGCTGAAGCTGAACTTGCGAATTTGCAAAAACAAATTGCATCAGACCGTGAGAAACAAATGGAAGAACAACAGGAATGGCAACAGTTAGCAGAGGAACGAGCATTGCGTATTGCAGAGCTAGAGCCTATTGTTGAAAGGGCTATGAATGACGAAACGCAGATGAGAGAACAAATACTATCTGGCTTCAGTGAAGAGGATCGTGAAACCTTTGGAGATTTACCATTGGCAAAATTACGAGCCTTAGATAATAAAATTAATCCAAATAACCCACGCATGGCGGTTGCGAATAACCCTGCTGTCCCTGCAAATGAAGTTCCTAAAGATTGGACATCGATGAACAGGAATGACAGAGCAAAAAATTGGGACAAGATACTCGCAAGCTACAGGCGTACACCTAAATAAAAGGAGTCAATTAAATGGCTTATACCGCTTTTAGTGGTGATGCAACCCAAGGTACAGGATCACATCTTGATAAGTTTATTCCAGAACTTTGGGCAGACGGCATCTATCGCTATTTCGAAAAAAACCTAGTCTTGAAACCATTTTTCGATGACTATTCAAGTCTTGTACAGGGACGAGGAGATAAGCTCCATATTCCAACTGTTCAAGAAGTTGCAGTAAGTGATAAAAGTGCAAACGCTGGTGTCGCTTACTCTGTAAACACCGAAACTGACATAGAGTTGTCAATCGACCAACACAAATATTCCGCAAAATTATTTGAGGATATCGCTATGGTTCAATCCAATGAGCAATTATTTGATAAGTATGCTCAAAGTATGGCTTATGGACTTGCAAAGGCTGTTGATACGAAGATAGAAGCTCTATTACAAACACTAGGGACAACTCAAAATTTGGCTGCTGACAATAGCATGTCCAATGCTGACGTTGAAACAGCACTTGGTACTTTAATGTCTAACGACATTCCAAAGGAAGAGTGTGCATTCTTTGTCAATCCACTAATCTTTGCAGACTTGCTCAACTCAAAGGCTTTTGTAGCTGCTGGGTCAAGTGCTGGAGTTGGTTTTGGAGCTGACAATGCAGCAATGAACTCTGGTGAGGTTGGTTTACTTTTTGGAATACCAGTATTCACAAGTTCTTTAATTCCAACTACAGCATCTACTGGAATAGAAGCTGCATACTTAGTGCATAAATCAGCAATTGCTGTAGCAGTACAGCAAGATATTCGTGTACAAAGCGAATATTCCGTTGATTATTTGGGAACTAAAGTTGTGGCTGATATCATCTATGGTGCAGTTATAACTACAAGTAACCATGTCAAAGGTATCGAATTCTTGAATCCGTAAACCTTAGTTGTATTATACGATGGGCGGTGTTTGTCATCGTCCATCGTATTTATAGGAGATATAAATGATTGTACTTAAAAAAGAAAACCATTATATGCATACTGATTCCGTTGAGAAGGCTCAAGAATTAGTAAATGATGGTTACGAAGTTTTAAAGAATAAGTTTGGCGGTAAGAAGATTGTCAAACAAGAAGTAAAGAAAGCAGAGCCGAAGAAGAAAGCAAAGAAAAAGTAATTTTCTTTTTATGTCTCGTTCACGGTTCGCCAACACCTTAGAGATTAGGAGAAGTAATGGCAACATCAAATCTGCATAGATATACCTCGCAAGAAGCTGCAAATCGATTAGGCGGTGGAGGATATGATTATGTCACAAACGCCACAGTTAATTCCCATGTTTACGTTGCAATACAGGCACTTTCTGTTGATTGTGTAGTTTCCGCAACAAGTTCCGATACCGATATCTGGGACACTTTATCAACCGTTACAATTAAAGCAGGGCAAACCATTTACGGAGAATGGACATCGGTCACCGTTGCAAGTGGTGATTTTGCACTAGTTTATAGGAGATCAAGCTAATGGCTAAATTACACAAAAGATCAGTACAGGAAGCTGTAAATGTCACTGTAGGTGGCGAATGGAATGTTAACTCAGCAGGAACAGCAGGATCTTCAGCCAACGTAAATAATTCAATTCACTTAGAATTAGCAACTATGACATCAACATTAGGAGTTCATTCAGCAGTTGAAATATATTTTAACTTTGCTACTTCAGGAACCGATGTCAATGCTAGTAACGATATGGTAATCCCAAAAAACACGATGATTTACCTCACAGTTCCTAGAGGTCTTGGCAATACAGTTTACTTTAATTACAACAGCACTAGCACTACAACTGGAGCAGTAAGAACGGTGGAGATTTAATATGTTTAATCCAATGGGACAAACCAACCCACAAGACCTGGGTAATGGCGGTACACTTGATGGTGATGTTACAATCACAGGAGACTTAACTGTTTCAGGTGGAATCGGACTTACGCTATCAGAGGTAATAGAAGGCACATCAACGATAGATGTAACCAATACAGAAGCCCTACTTGTACGCAAAAATGGTGATGGTGGTGATGTATTTGTTGTAGATACAACTAATTCACAGATTGGGATAGGAATAACGCCTACAGAAACATTGTCAATTTTTGGCGGTGTTGGAAGCCCAGCTACTTCTGGAACTGGTGCAAATGGAAATCTTGCTATCGAGTCATCAAATGGAAACAGTCTTTATATAGGCTCATATTCTGGAAGTCCTTATGGGGCGTGGTTACAAGTTTCTAATTACACTAATCAAGCATTAACATATCCATTAATTTTAAATCCAAATGGAGGTTCAGTTGGCATAGGTGAAAATAGTCCAGACAAGAAGTTGCATATTTCATCATCAACATCTGCTGATGGAATTACTATTGAAAATACTAGTACAGGAGCAACACAAATTAGATTTGAGGCTGATAGTAGTGCTTTCAGAGGTTTAATTGGTGTAGATGATAGTGATGGAAATGCTTTTCTTTCTTCAACAAATGGCAAAGCTTATGTAATGTGCTTGAGGTCTGAAAATGAAATGCACTTTGGTACTAATGGTAATAATGTTGCCTTGCAATTAGATACATCCCAAAATGCTACTTTTTCTGGTGATGTAACTATATCCAATACAGATGCTTTATTAAATCTTACTTCAGGTGCAAGTAATGATAGTGTTATTAGATTTAATCAAGACACAACACAACAAGCAACGATAGGATATGATGATACAGGCGATTTATTAAAGATAAATAACAATTCTAATTTTGGTGGTACAAATCATATTGCCATTACTGATGATGGTCGGGTAGGTATAGGGCGTTCTCCTGTAAGTTGGGTACATATTGACCAAACTGGTGCTGGCACAGAACGAGGTTTATATGTCTATCGTAATTTGGCATCTGGAAGTACAGATGGTGAATTGTTATTTGTTAATAATGATAACTCTGGAGATGACCAACCAGCATTAAGAGTAAAACAAGATGGTACTGGTGACATATTAGTTCTTGATGATGATGCTACAAGAGTATTGACAATCGCAGATGGTGGGTTTGCCACTTTTTCACAACCTGTAGATGGCGATGCTTATATAGCACTTGACAATGTTACTGGTGGCAGTTCATCTGTAAATGAGACATCCGCCTTACGTCTTAATTTAGGAGATGGTTCAACTATTAGAGGTGGTGCAAAGATAACTGCTAAAAAAGAAGCAGATTTCTCATCTGGTGCAAATATGGATGCCTCTTTGACGTTTTCTGTTTTGGAAAACAATGGTTATAACAATGCACTTGTGATTGCACCTTCTGGAGAGGCTACGTTTTCACAAAATATAAATATAGGCGATGATAAAGCTTTAACGCTTGGTGCTGATAGTGATTCTCAAATATTTAATACTGGTTCACATTTATTTATAAGAAATAATACCTCTGACCAAGATATAATATTCCAAGTAAATGATGGCGGTTCTACTCAAACAGAGGTAATGAGAATAGATGCTTCTTCATCATCGGTTGGTATAGGTTCAGATAATCCAGTAGCAAAGTTAGTCGTGTCTGATGGTGGTAATGCTGGGATTGAACTACAACCAGAAATTGCTACAGATACTAATAGAATTACCAACTATGACAGAACAGCAAGTGCCTATATGAATTTTAGGTTAGATGCCTTAACTCAACAGTTTCTGATTTCTGGTACTGAACGTATGAGAATTGATGCCAACTCCAGAATCTCACTTTCTAATAATGATAGTGGTACATCAAATACTATCTTTGGAAAAACTGCTGGCGATTCTGATGGTGCTGGAGATTTTAATGTCTTTGTGGGTGAGTTGTCTGGCGGTACTGGTACACAAACTGATGCTTGTGATTTTAATGTAGCAGTGGGGTATAATGCCTATACCAATGTAACTCAAGGAACAAATAGTACAATCGTAGGAGCAATGGCTGGAGATGCTTCTACTACAACTACCAATTTAACTTTAATAGGCAAAGGTGCTGGAACAGCAATAAATTCTACTTCGGCTAATGGCACGACTGCGTTAGGAAGCACAGCTCTTGAGGCACTTACAGGAGGAGAAAAAAATACTGCTATAGGATTTAATTCTGCATCTGCTTTATTATTAGGTAATCGCAATACAGCAATAGGGTATGACTCATTAAATGCTTTGGCTGGTGACGATGGCAATAATGGTGGCTCTGATAATATTGCTATTGGTGTAGATGCAATGGGTTCATTAAATGCTGGTGTACACAATGATGCAAGAGCAAATAGTAATATTGCAATTGGTAATAGTGCTTTTCTTGCTGGTTCAATGGCAGACTCTGGAGCATCTGTAAGTCAAGGTAATGTTGCCATAGGTCACGAAGCAATAATGAGTACAGGAGTTACTCCTCACGTTGGTACAACTGCTGTAGGATTTAGAGCATTAAAATCATTAACATCTGGTTCTGGTAACTTGGCGGTTGGATTTCAATCAGGGTTAAATGTTACTACAGGTGCGGACAATGTAGGAGTAGGTGAAAAAACAATAGGTGGAAGTTCTTCTACTGCTATTACTGGAGATGGCAACACAGCATTGGGTTGGTTAGCTGGTACTAATTTAGAAGGCTCTGCAAATGAGAATACTTTAGTAGGTAAAAAAGCTGGATATTCTATGACCACAGGCTCGGATAATGTAGCAATTGGAATGAACGCTGGTGATGCTTTAGTAAACGGAGTAGATAATGTTATAATTGGACACAATGCAGAAGCAAACTCTACAGATGCTGGTAATTGTATTGTTATTGGTGCAGATGCAGTTGGACAAAACCACAACTCAGTAACACTTGGTAACGCAGACATTACTGATGTTTATATGGCACAAGATAGTGGTGCTACAGTTCATTGTGCTAATATTCAATTTCCATCAAGTCAAGCGGCAGATAGTGGGGCAAATGTACTTGATGACTACGAAGAAGGCGAACATACCACTGCTATAACTGGTGCAACAAGTGGTAGTTGGACAATGGATTCAGCTCAAACAAAACTTGCATATACAAAAATTGGAAGAATGGTTACTGTGGTAGGTAAATTTGAAACAGACAGTGGTTCTGGCTCTGGTACGCTTAAAATTAGCTTACCATTCACATCGGCAGATTTAACTGCTGGAGCAGGTATTACGGCAGGTTCAATTACAATTAATAGATATGGTTCTACCTCAATAGCAACACAAATAACACCTATAGTTTTTGAAGGTACTAATTATATAAATATACAGAAACATAATACAGATGGAACGTCTAATGAAGGTTATATACAGGCAGATGATATAGATGGTATTTTTGAAGGACAGTTAAGCATTACATATTTTACAGATTAATTGGATAATTAATTGGAACTAATAAGGAGTAAATAATGGCTTTAGAAAAGAAACAAACATACGATTACGAAGTGCGTGGTCAATACAAAATCATTCAAGAGCGTTGTAGGACATCTGTTGAAGAAGATGGCAAGGAAATATCATTTTCATACAATAGAAAATCATTTGCACCAGATGCAGATGTGAGTGCTGAGTCTGATGAATTAAAAGCATTGTCTGGTGCATTGTGGACTGATTCAATTAAGAAAGCGTATGAAGATAGTAAGGAATCATAATATGTGTAAATGCTGTAAATGTAAAGATTGTAATTGTTAACTAAACAGGAGAAAGAAAATGGCTAAAGAA